GTGGTCTGTTGATTGCAGCTAAGCCACGTAAGTTGGTTGTTCCGCCCTCGCTGCAGTTCGTTGCAACTCGTTTGCTCGAAACTGAACTGCGTCCGGCAACTGCTGACAACGACATCAACGCAATGCGCTCCATGGGAAGTATCCCCGGTGGTTACACAGTCAACAACTACTTGACTGATAACAACGCATGGTTCCTGATGACTGACATCCCGAACGGTCTGAAGCACTTCGTCCGTACCCCGATGCAGACTTCAATGGACGCCGACTTTGACACGGGCAACGCTCGTTACAAAGCGCGTGAGCGATACAGCTTCGGAGTGAGCGACAGTTTGGGAATCTTCGGAAGCCCCGGCGCAGCGTAAAGTCTAGTAAGGGTCAGTTGACTAGAGACCCACTAGGGCCCTTCGGGGCCCTTTTTATTTGCGCGTTGACAACAAGGACAAAACAACGTAAAAAGCACGTAACCCCGAAACATTTTATGCGCTGCAGACCGGTCGGGCGGACGACATGCAGACTGAAGCGCACTACTCGCATGTGAGGATTTCATTATGTCGGCTACTCATTACTCCGGTCCGTTACTCTATTCTGGCGCAAACACAAACGCTTACTTCGCTGGTATGGCCGAGATGCCAATTGGCGTCAACCCTGCTGTATTCTCCTTGATGGACGACTTCGTTGGTGTGGCGTTTGATTCCACCAATGATTGGACTGTGATCAAAGACACCGGTGCTTCCGTGGGTATCGTGGCTGACACTGTTGGTGGTGAGCTGGCTTTGACATCTACTGCTACAACTGACGACGATGGCGCTTCCATTCAGGGCAACGAGATATTTGCTGTAGCTGCAAACACTGGCATCTTCTTCTCTACCCGCATCAAATGCAACGACGCTGACCAGACTGACATTTGTGTTGGTTTGACGTTGAACTTTGCAACTAACCCCGAAGCAATGCTGACTGCAACTGACCGCATCGTGTTCCAAGTGAACGACGGCAACGCGTCAATTCTGTGCAAGACTGAGAAGAACGGCACTGAGACTTCCACCGACTCTGGTGTGGACTTGGCTGACAACACGTACGTCGTTCTCTCGTTTAACGTGGCTAACACCGGTAGCGTGACGTTCTTCGTTAACGGCCGACAAGTTGCCCAGCACACCACCAACATTCCTGATGACGAAAACCTGACGATGGCAGCCATGAGCGTGTCTGGTTCCGCCAGCGGCACACGTGTAACCACGTTGGATTACATCATCGGGACACAAACCCGCTAAGGAGTAAGCCATGAGTGACGTCGAAAAGGCTAAAAAACCGGCCAAAAAGACCACCAAGGAACAAGCACCTACGCCTGTTGAGCTGCCTGCCGTGGGCTCAGCTGCGCGAAAAGCGATGATCTTACAGGGTCTCATCAAGGAGTAAGTCATGCAATATGATATTTGGGCGATAAACTCGGCCCCGGATGACGACATTCTTCGCACCAACGCGTCTATTGCAGCCGCTGGTGCTTTGACCCTGCTGACAACCAGTGTGTCACCGTACGGCACGGGGTATAAGATTGGCATAACATCTGCCGGTAACGACGCTGGAATTACTTTTACCATCGTCGGTATCAAGGTCGGTGATCTGACCGGGGCTAATACGACCGAAGTGGTGACCGGTGCTAACGTCGGTGTGGCTACGTCGGCTAACTTCTACACGGTGGTGAGTCGAATCACGGCAAGCGGTGCCTCTGCGGGCAACGTGAAGATCGGTTCTGTTGGTTCTCTGGCGCTCCCCCGTACGCGGATCAAGGGCTTGTACTACGTTGCAACCGCAACCGCGGGGTCAATAAAGTTTAACCTGAACGGCTCTAGTGGTTCTTTGTTACTGCAGGTAGATACCCCGACAGGCACCGCATTCTCCGATAGCATTATTATTCCGGGGGAAGGTATCTTAACCACTCGCAGTAATCGAACAGATTTTGCGGTAATGACCCTAAGTGAAATCACAAGTGTGACGGTGTTCTGTGGCTAAATCACCAGCGTGGACTCGTAAGGAAGGCAAAGACCCTAAAGGTGGATTAAACGCCAAGGGTCGCGCCTCTGCAAAAGCTCAGGGTATGAACCTTAAGCCCCCTGCGCCAAAGCCTAAAACCGACAAAGACGCAGCCAGACGAAAGTCTTTTTGCGCCAGAATGAAAGGGATGAAGGCCAAGAACACGAGCAGTAAGACCGCCAGTGACCCAAACAGTCGGATAAATAAGAGCCTGCGGGCTTGGAATTGCTGAGGTAGATCATGCCTACTGTATCCAAACGACAACGAAAGTTCATGGCCGCAGTGGCGAACAATCCGAAGTTTGCTAAGCAGGTGGGTGTTCCACAGTCAGTTGGTAAAGAATTCAACAATGCCGATAAGCGTAAAGCTAAAGGAGCAAAGAAATGATGAATATGAAGATGATGTCTCCACGTAAGCGTATGGACATGGAAGGCTCTGGCCCCACCAAGAATATGGCTAAAGGCGGCTCTGCTTGCGGCACCAAGAAAATGATGGGCGGTGGTGTGGCGAAGAAAGGCTACGCTGCAGGCGGTGTGACTCGCGCTGACGGTATAGTTGCTAAGGGCCACACCAGAGGCAGGATGGTCTGATTATGATGCCTTGTCGCGGGATGGGGGCGGTTGCCTCCGATAAAAAGCCGGGAGCTTCCTTTAAGAAAGGAGGCACCGTCAAAGACGCCTGCTACAATAAGGTGAAGGCACAATACAAAGTTTTCCCATCAGCCTACGCTTCTGGTGCGATTGCCAAATGTCGTAAGCGAGGCGGCTAAAATGGCCGTTCGCAAGACTGAAAAAGGTGCGTCGTTAAAGCGCTGGTTCAAAGAAGACTGGAAAGATGTACGCACCGGCAAGGCGTGTGGTCGCCAAGAAGGTGAAAAACGCGGCACGCCTTACTGTAGACCGAGCAAGCGGGTCTCCGATAAAACGCCGAAGACCTCAAGCGAAATGACTGCGGCGGAAAAAAAGTCCAGAATAGCCCAAAAGAAGAATTTGGGACAACCAGCTGGGGCGCCCAAACGGGTTGACCCGCTGAAGAGGAAAAGGTAATGGCAACATCTGTGCAACCTTTTACTGATAAAAAAGAATACATGGCTGCTTATTATCAAGCAAACAAAGAAAAGATAAAGGCACGAACAAAGGCTTACCAGCATAGTACCTATAAAATTAAATGGGAAAACGCGACAGAAGAGCAGCTTGTTGCGCGTCGTATAAAGTGCAATGAACATGCGGCAAAAACAAAACCTTGGATAACCCGCAGAAAGCGTAGACCGGAGGCTTACTTGTTTAATATTGCAAAACAAAGAAGCCGTAAAAAAGGCATGGAGTTTTCAATTACGGTAGCGGATTTACATGTGCCGGAGTTTTGTCCCCTTTTGGGGGTTAAACTAGATTCATATTCCGACAGTGTTGATGTTCATCCTTCGATAGATCGCATTGACTCCAGCAAGGGGTATGTAAAAGATAATGTGTGGGTAATCAGCCATCGAGCCAACCGAATAAAAAGCGATGCCACTTGTGAAGAACTGATTAAAATCGGACTGGCATTACAAGGAGTCACAGCGTGACCACATCCGGCACCACAGCGTTTAACCTAGACTTCACCGAGATTGCGGAAGAGGCGTGGGAGCGTGCTGGACGTGAAATGCGTTCGGGGTACGACCTTAGAACTGCACGCCGTTCGATGAATCTGTTGACTATTGAGTGGCAGAACCGTGGTCTTAACATGTGGACGATTGAGGAAGGCACGATAAACCTCGGTCAGGGTGTTGCCACGTACAACCTGCCGGCCGACACTATAGACCTGCTTGAGCACGTTGTGCGCACCGGTGCGGGTAATGCGTCTACTCAGTCAGACCTGAACATCTCACGGATAAGCGTTTCTACCTACTCCACTATCCCTAACAAACTGAACCAAGGTCGGCCGATTCAGCTGTATATTGATCGCGCCCGGGATAACCCCACGGTCACTCTGTGGCCTGTGCCAGACCAAGGTACGATTAACGCCCCCTACTACATTATTAAGTACTGGCGGATGCGCAGGATTCAAGACGCTGGCAGTGGTGTGCAGACTCCCGATGTAAACTTCCGGTTCTTGCCGTGTTTGGTGGCGGGGCTGGCGTACTACATTGCGCAGAAAGACCCGGCTTTGATGCCGCGTGTACCGATGATTCAGGCAGAATACGAGCGTCAGTTTGAACTGGCGGCGGGCGAAGATCGTGAGAAAGCACCCGTTCGCTTCGTACCACGTATGTTTTATACGAGGTAGCCATGAGCAGCCGGTATGCTTCAGGTCAAAAGTCGCTATCAATCTGTGATGTATGCGGGTTCCCTTACAAGCTAAGAGAGCTGCGAGAGCTGATTGTTAAGGGCAGAAATACCAACGTCATGGCGTGCACTGAGTGCTGGAACCCGGATCACCCGCAGCTGCATTTGGGTGAGTTTCCTGTAGATGACCCGCAAGCACTGCGAAACCCAAGACCTGATTTTAACGAGTTCCCAGAAGAGCGAGCGTTGATCCTCCCGGTACTTGGGGTAAGCTCTGGCGGCACTGTAGGCTACGTAAGAATAGTTATATCTTAGGAGATGAACATGAAGAACAGCACCAAGGAACCAAAAGTCGTTGTAATGCCGGTGATACCGACGGTGTACAAAGTAGACACCGTTAACCAGCCGATTGATGTAAAAAGCAGCGGTGTTAAGACCCGCGGTAACGGCGCAGCGACCAAAGGCACGATGGCTCGTGGCCCAATGGCGTAAGGGGTAAACCGTGAACTACAGCGAACTGACTCAAAACATAGAAGACATCTGCGTACAGACGTTCACAGCAGACCAGCT